ATAGATACGATGATGGAAGGGCAGACGCGGATCACTTCCGAGAGTTTGCCAAGTCAGACCCGGAATCTCAAAGAGATGAATTCACTTGCCCTAAAGATGGGCCGCTTCTGACCATCGGTATAGACGTACAACACGATAGGCTGTCAGTTCTTATTCGTGCCTGGGGGAAAGAGGATAGAAGCTGGCTCACACATTGGGGCGAGATAGCCGCAACCATTACCACCATTGACAAAAACGATGGTGTCTGGGATGCACTCGACAGTCTCGTTTTTAGAAGTTTTCCCCATGAAGATGGTGGCACCATTTCTGCTTCAGCTATAACTATAGATTCGTCGGACGGTGCAACCTCTGACGCTGTCTATGAGTGGGTACGCTCAAGACAACGGAAACACCCTAGCGTCATTATTATGGCGGGCAAGGGTTCCAGTTCTCAATCCGATCCAGAAATATTTGCACAACCACAAGTCCTTTCACTTGATCATAAACGACATGACAAGAAAACCAAGGCCCAGCGCCGTGGTGTGAAGGTGTTTATGGTTGGGACAAATAAAGCCAAGGATTGGATTGCAGGGCACATGGGTCTCGATAGTTTCAGTGGTGGGTTCCACTATTACAAGCTAGACCAGATGAGGTGGGATTACTTCGACCAAATGACAGGTGAAGCGAAAATACCCCATAAAACCATTAGAAACAGAAGAGTCTGGACACAGAAGAATGGTCAAGCAGTAGAGGCGTGGGACTGCGAAGTCTATGCCTTGCATGCTGCGAGGGCCAAGCGTGTACATTTGATGAAAGATCAAGAGTGGGCCTCTTTGCGAAGAACAACAAGCACACCAAAACAAATAACCCCCACGGTGAATCGGCAAGCTAACAACAACAGATTCACTGACAACAACGAGCCGTGGATATGACGCAATCAGCACAAGCAATGGTCGATCTGTATATCCAAGCAGAGAAGGATGTTTTAGAGGGTAAATCCACCACCATTAATGGCCGTGTAATGACAATGGAAAACCTTGCCGACATTAGAAAGGGTCGAGCAGAGTGGGAGCGCAGAGCTTCAGCGGAATCAGATGCAGCCGCAGGAAAGACAAGAAACCGACACTCACTAGCGAGCTTCTATGAGTAATATTATTGATAAAGCGGTTGGGTTTTTTAGCCCACAAAAAGGCGTAGCTCGATTAAAAGCAAGAAATGCTCTGAAGGTTATGGGGGCGTATGAAGCGACCAAGCCAACCAGGACAAGACGCAATCCTTCGGACAATGCGAGTGGTGATGCTTTAATGGAGTTGTCTGCCACAGAACTAAGGGGCCAAGCAAGACATTTAGAGCAAAACTACGACTTTGCATCAGGGATTTTAACTAGCTTGGTGAACAACGTTGTTGGCCCCCGTGGTATCGGTGTCGAGTTTCAACCCAAAAATAAGAACGGCGACCTACATCAGGAATTCGCCCGCTATCTAAATGATCGTTTTAAAGAGTGGTCGCGCAGGCCAGAAGTCACAAGAACCATGAGCTTTGGTAAGGCTCAACGCCTTGCGGCACTCACTTGGTTGCGAGACGGTGAAGTCTTGCGTAGAGACATCGAGGGCAGCGCCCCCGGTATTCAGAACCCCACCACGGTACAGTTTTCTATAGAGGTAATGGAGCCTGACTTTCTTCCCCATGACCTTGAGGATGAAAATAAACGCATTGTCCAAGGGGTCGAGAAAACCGCCTGGGGCAAGCCGTCAGGGTATTGGCTTTACGATGAACACCCTGGAGGGAATAAACATTGGCGCATGAAAACGCGTCGCCATAGTGCTGAAAATGTTTCACACCTAAAAATGATTAAGCGGCTCCATCAAACGCGGGGCGTGTCTATTTTCGCCTGCGTGATGAACCGTATAAACGATATTAAAGACTACGAAGAATCAGAGCGTGTCGCTGCAAGAATAGCAGCGGCAATGGTCGGGTATATTAAAAAGGGTAGCCCTGACGAATATACGGCACCAAACATTCCAGAGGGTGAGAGCGCGGCCAATAGGTATTTTGGTATCCAGCCAGGAATGATCTGGGACGACCTAGAGGCCGGTGAAGATGTCGGCATGCTGCAAAGCAACAGACCTTCGGGGCTATTAACCCCATTCCTTTCTAGCCAGCACAGAATGGTCGCCGCTGGCACCATGTCAAACGGCTCGACTATCACCAGAGATTATAACGGCACCTATTCAGCTCAAAGGCAAGAGCTAGTAGAGCAGTGGTCGAACTATGAAACGCTAAGCTGTGAATTCATCGACGAGTTTGTCGAGCCGCCTGTTATCAAGTGGATTAAGATGTTGCAATTATCCCGCGACTTTCAAGCCCCAGGGGATGTTGACCTTAGTACGATCTTCAACGTGTCTTATATTACTCCTTCGATGCCGTGGATTGACCCAGGCAAAGAAGCTGTAGCCAACGAGAAAAACGTTGCGGGCGTACTAGAAGCCCCTCAAACCATTATCAGGAAAAGAGGCGGCAACCCTCAAGACGTATTGGATCAAACAGAGCTTTGGCATAAAGAGCTAAAGAGCCGCCAGATAGTCGCGGAGAAACCTACCGATGAGCCGCCGGACAAGCCAGAAGAGTCGTCGGATTCAGGCGAGCCTAACAAACCAGAAGAACCACCCAATGAGCCTGCTAAATAGTGGGCTTTTTTATAGGAGACATTTATGTCTAAAGAATACAAAGGCTTCAAGGTAGAGGCATCTTCGGGTGCTTATCTTGTCAGCATTTATGGCGACATTGGAACCGAAGTAAGGGCCGCAGACGTAAAGCGTGCCTTGTCTGGTATTCCTTCCAGTTCAGAAATAGAGCTTAGGGTAACTACAGATGGCGGTCATGTATTGGAAGGAACAGCTATTTATAACTTGATCAAACAGCACCCAGGCCGCGTTGTGGCTTATGTTGATGGTGTAGCGGCCAGTATGGGGAGCCTGATTATCATGGCGGCTGACTACATCTACATTGCTGAAAATGCCTACCTAATGATTCACAACCCAAGCGGCGGTGCCGTTGGCGAAAGCGCTGATCTACAAAAGGCTGCTGACTTTGTGGGGCGCGTACAAACAACGATGCGAGGCGTTTATTCCGCCCGTAGTGGTAAGTCCGATGACGACATGCAAACCATCATGGATGCAGAGACTTGGTATATCGGGCAGGAGGCCGTAGATGCTGGCTTCGCTGACGAAGTGGTAGCGGCAACTGTAGAGGATATGGCGGCACACATTAAGCCGGACACCTTAACAGCCTACAAGAATATTCCCGACTCACTCCTTGACAGCCTAACAGATCCATCTGCCAATACTGGCGGGTCGGTAAATGCTCCTGTTGTTGAGAAAGATCAAAAAGAAGTTTTCATACCGTCTGCGGTTGCAGGCAAAACCACCACCAAAGAGGCCATTAACATGACCAAAGAAACTAAAGTAGAGGCTGCAACCACTGATTCAAAACCAGTAGTAGCAGTAAAAAGCGAAGATGTCCTGAAGGCTGAAATTAAGGCTGAAGAGGTAACTCGCAAGACAGAGATTAAAGCTGTATTTGAAGGCTTTGATGACCACAAAGATACACTGGCAGCGTGTCTCGACGACATGGATTGCAGTATTGTTCAAGCAAAAGACAAGCTGCTAGATAAGTTAGGCAAGTCACAGGTTCCAACTCAGGCGCGACAAGTTCGCGTTACCGACAGCCCAGAGACTGGCAAGTTCTTAGAAGATGCTGGCTTTGCGATTAGCGCACGTGCTGGCCTTGCTACTGATGACGAGCGTAAAAACCTTAGCTCTAATGGTTTGCGCGGCTATACGCTGTTTGAGCTTGGGCGCATGTCTTTGGAGCGTCGGGGCGTTAGTACGCAGGGCATGGACAAAATGGCCGTTGTAGCGGCTGCGTTCACCCACACCAGCTCTGACTTCAGCTCCTTGTTAGCAAACTCTGCCAACAAAGCCATGCTGAAAGGTTATGAAGAAGCTGAAGAAGTGTTCCAGTTGTTCACAGCTTCCGGCACATTACCTGATTTTAAAACCCTGAGTCGTGTTGATACGGGTACATTCCCATCCTTGCGCGAAGTTGGCGAAGGTGGCGAGTATAAGCACATTACCCTCGGTGAGCGTGCAGAGAGCGCTGTCCTAGCGACTTACGGTGAACTGTTTAGCATTACACGTCAGGCCATCATTAATGATGATCTGGGGGCGTTTACCCGCATTCCACAGAAAATGGGTCGTGCTGCGGTTCGCACCGTGGGGGATTTAGTGTTTAACATTTTCCTCAACAACCCAACGATGGCTGATGGCTCTGCTTTGTTCCATGCAGACCACTCAAACCTGGCTTCTGCTTCCGGTATCAACACTGCTGGTTTGGACGCAGCCCGCGTTCTTATGGCTAACCAGAAAGATGGCGAAGCGACTTTAAATATTCGTCCTAAGTACTTGTTGACTGGCCCTGGTGATGAGTCTGCGGCTAAAGTTGCTGTTGAGTCTGAGTTTGAAGTGGGTGCTTCCACTAAAAACAACACCATCCCCAACAGTGCGCGTGGATTGGCTCAAGTTATCTCTGACGCTCGAATCACTACAGCACACGATAGCTGGTATCTCCTGGCTGACCAGAACATGCACGATACTATCGAGGTGCTATATCTCGACGGTAATAGCGCCCCTGTACTGGAACAGCAAGCCGGATGGAACATTGACGGAACAGAGTTCAAGGTTCGTATGGATGCCGCTGCTAAAGCATGGGATGCCAAAGGCATGGTTAAAACCCCCAAGTCTTAATTAACCCATAGGGCTGCAATTCTGTGGCCCTTTATTTCAATTTATTAGGAGACGCTAAAAATGGCGACTAACTATATGCAAGATGGAAAAGTAATTCAGTGGACAAACGGCGGTAGTGCTGTGTCCTCTGGTGATGTTGTGGTAATCGGCGGTTTGATCGGCGTGGCCTTGGTAGATATTGCCAATGGTGGCACTGGCAGCGTTCAAGTGGACGGCGTGTTCAATCTGCCTAAAGTTGATGCTGCGGTCATTGCTCAAGGTGAGAGTCTGGTCTATGACGTATCGGCCAGCAAATTCGACGATAGTGCAGCAACGCCCGCCACAGGTGATGTGAGTGGCGCTTCTGCGGTAGCCTTTGAAGCTAAAGGCGCAACGACAGACGCAACTATTGCTGTTCGCTTAACAGGTGTAGCTGGCACTGTTGCTTAATGGCTGATTTTGAAGCAACAACTAAGAGTCGAGACGCGAGGGCAGTAAAACGCCTTGGCGCTCTCGGCGCTTTTGCGCCCGTTACTGGTGACAGGGTAGAAGGTATCTATCTCATCATTGAGCCTGGGGTAATTGTTCAGGCGGACTTCGGTGAATCAGATGTCCCCCAAACTCTGGCGACTGTTTACAAGCCTGATGTTGTCGAGTTAAACCAGTACGACAAGCTAGAAAAGGGTGTATCACCAGACCCCGTTTCTACTTATACCATTCGCCGAGTTTTGCAAGATGATGGCCAAGTGGCGACCTGCGTGGTGGTGTAATGTCACAGCTAGACCGTCAGATCAAAAGCTATATAAAAAAACTCAAAAAGATCAACCGAATTGAAGTGCCCCGAGCTAGTGCTTCTGCCCTGAACAAATCAGCGGCGATAGCAAAAACGCGAAGCATGAGAGGCATATCCAAAGAAACTCGCGTTCCTCTCAAAGAGATTAGGAAGCGGGTCAAGATAGGCAAGGCAACCTCCAAAAAGCAAGTAGCAGAACTGAAGAGCTACGTCCGCCCGGTCTCGGCAAGCAAGCTACTAACGAAAGCCCAGATCACCAACAAAATGGGTACTGGCACCAACCGCCAAGGCGTTAGAGCTAAAGGATATATGTGGGAGGGTGCTTTTATTAATCGTGGGAAGAACCAGAACGTTCAGGTGTTTAGACGTAAAGGTGCTGCCAGATTGCCCATAGAGGCAATCAAGGTAGAGATCGACGGGCCTGCCCAAAGAATTGTCCCAAAGGTCGTTACCAGGGTAATGAAGTCTGACTACGCCAGGCTATTAAAAACAGACCTTGAGTTTAGGCTCAGAAAATATCAGGTGAGATGATGACGGGCAGTATAAGAAAGCTAATACGTGAGCATGTGGCCACCCTAGTTGGCGATGTTTTTACAGCGGGAAACACCCACTGCACGCGGGCCGTTGATGCGACAGATGGCCTCCCTTATGCCAACGTGTTTTTTTCAGATGGGCAGTCGGAGTATGACGGGCTGGTTTTAATTAATTTTGCAGAACTTGTTGTCGGTATTCATCTCCCTTGGAAGGACAACACAGACGACAATTTAGATGATTTTGCCGATGCTATATCTAGCATTTTTGAATCAGATCCAAATATTTCTTTAGACAATATCGTTTCCGGCTTCACCTACGCAGGCTTTGAATACGGCGACGAAGACGAATCACCCTTTATCAGTATTTATAGCAAATTCAACGTTCAATATTAGGAGTTCCCCATGTCTCAGAGTGCAACAATCTCTGTCGCTGTGTCCGTAGAGCAATCCAGCTCGGGCGATATAAACACGGCGCTTAATACTATTACTCAGGCCCTAACCACCCAATTACTGGACGGCACGGGCGCCGATCAAGCGAATCAAGCCTTTAGCGATGAGCGGACACTCGCAGCTTCGACATCTGAAAATTTGGACTTGGCTGGTGGTTTAACTGATGTGTTTGGTTCAGCTATTACGTTTACAAAAATTAAAGCAATGGCAGTTTTCGCTGGCGCAAACAACGGCGACAACATTGAAGTTGGCGGTGCGGGAAGTAACGGCTTCGACTCATGGGTGGGGGCTTCTGGCGACAAGGTAAACGTCCCCCCAGGCGGTATGTTGCTCTTGACTGCCCCTGATCTTGCTGGGCTGTCTGTGACCGCATCAACCGGCGATCTTTTAACTATTAATAACACAGATTCAGGCGCTTCAGGGACTTATAAGATTGTCCTTATCGGCACCGAATAAAACCTCACTTTAAACAAACGAATCAAGCCCCTTTTTAGGGGCTTTTTTTATGACAGGAGAAAAGTATGGCCGGTTCAACTTTACCGACTTTAGGTGCTGGTTCAAAAATGTATTACGAGCCATCCGCTTCACCAGGCACATGGGTATTGCTACCTAATGCGCTAAATGTTGGGGAGATTGGCGAAACGGGGGAGTTCATCGAAACCACGCCTATTTCGCAAGAGGTTCGTGAATATATTCGCGGTCTTAAAACGCCACCCAGCAAAACAATCACGTTTAATGATCAGCCCGGTGATTCTGCTTATGTTGCCTACCTTGCGGAAGTCGACGCAGACGCAACGCTTCGGTACAAGGTTGAGTATAAAAATAATCATCAGGCGGTCTTTAGTGTTGTTCACAGCGGCAGAATGATGCAAGAAGCTGAAGGCGGCGCTCAGTTGAAGATGAATATCTTTGGCCAGCAAACCGGCGCAACTGCTTGGACGGTTATCTAATGGGGTTATCACTCGACGATATTCTCAATAGCCCCCCCCGTTTTCGGACAAAGGAAGTTGATTACGGTAACGGCTTAAAGTTTGAGCTTCATACTTTCGACGCTGATGCATTCAAGGAAGTTGCCGAAAAACTGGCCGATAACGATGGCAGTCCAGTCTCAGACGATGATTGCACGGGGTTTGTTATCCGTGCCATCGAGGGGCAGGACTGCAAGCCAACACCGGAGCAGATTGCCAGTTTCCGATCCAAGATCGACAAAGGCGTAATTCAAAGCCTGATGCTTGACTGGATGGCGCTTAATCGTGGTGCTGAGGATTTGGCAGAAGCCGCAAAAAAATCCTAACGGATGCAGGCTTAGAGTTTCGCATCCGAAAAGCGGATCAATGGGGCTGCTCCATAGCAGAAGTAGGGCGAAGAATCCCATCCGATGAAATGCCTCTTTGGGAGGCCTGGGAATATATCGAGCCTTCTGGTTGGAAGGCCCTAGACCTTCAGTTTGCCACGTTAGCAAGACGAATGTGGCTTATCTATCGAGGCGGCGAAAACGCCCCATCAACCTCTGATTTTCTCACCCCTAGAAGAGATTGGCGTGAATTCGATCCTGAATTAAGGGAAGAGATGGAAGCCGATCAACTCGTTAGAAATATGAAAGCTGTGATGCGCGGAGAACCGAGTGGCTAAAAGAGTCATTGAAAAATTTGTTGCTGAGCTATCGGCGGACAAGACAAAGTTCAATCGCGACCTTAAATCGGCCAGCACTGACGCTAAGCGTTTTGGTGAGGATATAGGTCGAAAGCTTGCCTCTGCTGCGAAGATAGGCGGTGTGGCACTTGCGGCGGCAGCGGCAGGCGCTGCTGTCATGGTCAACGAGACCAGAAAGTCCATTGATGCACAAGCCAAGTTTGCAGATTCTGTTGGCATTAGCACTGAGGCTCTGGCTGGTTTAGAGCAAGCTGCGGCGATTAATGGGGCAACAAATGAGGGTTTAAGAAAAGGTCTTGAACGTCTTGTTGTAAATGTTAACGACTTCAAAGATGGCATAGGTGAGGCGGTAGGCTCTTTCGAGAAGCTAGGGATCTCAGTTGATGACATTAGGGGTAAGTCCCCTGATGAAATGTTTGCGCTTATTGGCGACAAACTGGGAACAATTCCCGATCAGGCTGAGCGTGCGGCGATAGCCTATGAGATATTTGGCAGGCAGGGTATTAAGTTAATTAAAACCTTGGAAGTCGGCTCTGAAGGTTTAAAGAAATTTCAAGAAGAGGCAGACACGCTAGGCTTGTCATTAAGCCGGGTTGATGCTGCACAAGTTGAAGCAGCTAACGATGCTTTAACAAGGGCGGGGGCTGTCTCTAAAGGTTTTGCCAACAGGCTAACGGTTGAGCTTGCCCCCGCCATTGAGTCTGTTGCGACGATGTATTTAGGTGCGTCTCTTCAAGCCAATGGTTTTGCCGACACAGCCTCTATTGTGGGTGATATTGCTGAAGCATCTATTGGTGCTATTGGCGATTCAATAGAGGAAATGATTCTCGGATGGAAAGAAAGCAAAGCACAGGTTGCTGAGTTTGCGGCAGATCTTCTTAGAATCGGGGCAGAAATAGATGAGTTCTTCAGTTTCGGTGGAATAAACAAGTCTTTGGCTGAAAGTGCCAAAGTGCAAAAAAGGTATGCCGCTGCGTACGAGTCAATGGGCAAGCATTATCGTGAAGAATTCGAGAAAGGGTTTAACGAAAGAGAAAACAAGGGGAGTTTTTCAGATAGGTTTGCTGACCGCATTGCAAAAGATAAAAAAGAGCTAGAAGGCCGACTCGCAGACCTAAAATCTGGCAGAAATAAAGGCTCTGGTGGCGGAAGTAATGAGCCATCAAAAGAAGAAAAAGCCCTCCTGAAACAGTTTGAAACCTTAGAGTCTAGCCTAAAGCGTCAAGTCGCACTTTACGGAGAAACAGGTCAGGCGGCGGCTATCAATTATGATCTGGCCAACGGTTCCCTTTCTAAATTAAATCAATCACAAAAAGAATCCCTGAAAACATTAGCTCAAGACCTTGATCTAAAAAACGAGGCCGCGCGGTCTCAAAAGTCATTTGATGCCGTTGTGGAATCTCTTCGCACTGAAGAAGAAGCGCTCAAAGATTCTTACGAAAAACGCCGGGAAATCATTCTAAGTAACACAGCAGAATCTTCAGCACAGAGGGCTTCTCTGCTTGAAAAAGAAGCCGCCAGATACAGTGAGCAGCTAGAAAAGCTCAGTGAAGAAACCAACAGTTTCGCCGATGAAGCTGCCAGAAACCTACAAGACGCTTTTGCAGACTTCCTTTTCGACCCATTCCAGGATGGTGTAGATGGGATGCTTCAGGGTTTCGCAGATATGTTGATGAAGATGGTCTCTGAGGCGGTTGCCGCAGATGTTCTTCATGCTATCGGGTTAGGTGGAAAAGACAACACTGGCGGTAACGTTGATTCCCTCGCGAACGGGGCGCTTGATTTCTTCGGTGGGTTCTTTGCAGAAGGCGGAAGACCAGATCCAAACAAAGTATCTATTGTTGGCGAAAAAGGCCCAGAGCTCCACATTCCAGACGGCGTGAAGGGCACTATATTGCCGATGAATAAGGTGGGCGGAAACACCACCAACAACATTACATTCGTTGCTGGCCCTGATCGCAAAGAAAACAACCGGGCTTTAGGCCAGCTTCACAGGCAGTTAAACCAGGCTAATGCCGCAGCCGCGAGAGTGAAATAATGTTTCTAGAAGAAAGAGTAACAGAGAGGCTTTTATACGGCTCCGGATTTACTGAAGAGTTTGCTGTTATCCCTAGCGAAACACAGGCATGGAATAGTCATAGCAAGTTAATCCACCCTTATCCGAGGGTGACGTATCACATTAATTTATTGAACGATCGCGGTGAAATTCGCCAGTCTGTCAAAGACCTTTATATGCGGTCAGGCGGCATACATGGCGGTTTTAGGGCAAAGCATTTCGAGGATTTTTCTACTAATAATTATATTGATGTCCCCACTTATAATGATCAAAAAGCAGTATTAACCACGGGAACCAGCTATCAAATAACGCGATGGTATGGCCCTGAGACAGATAATGAGTCTACCCGCAGAAGACTAAAAAAGCCTGTTGCTGATTCTGTGCTTGTGGGTATTCGTGATGATTTCGATAACCCTCATCAAATTGTTGAAATCAGCACCGATCCCGACCCAGACGTTACGCGGTGGGCTGTTGATAACACCACGGGCATCGTTACTTTCACAGCTAACAGTCAGAACGCAATCACAGGTATATCTAATGCTTCATCTGCGGTTATTACTCTTGGCGCTTCACATGGGCGCGTTGTAGACGATTCTATCCATATATCCAGCGTATCGGGTATGACTGAAATAAACGGGCTGAGAGGCACAATAACGGCGACAGACGCGACTACGGTTACTGTAGATATAGACAGTACATTATTCTCCACCTATACCTCTGGGGGCGAAACTAATACAGCCCCGCAGATAAACGAAACGGTAACGGCGGGTTGTTACTTCGATTTGCCCATGCGTTTTGACTCAGCGTTAGATATTAATTTCGCAAACTACGAAGTATTAAGCACAGGCATTTCTTTGGTTGAACTTCTCGACCCTAAAGCTTAAATAAACCCCTTCCCACGGAACCCGCTACAGCGGGTTTTTTATTGCCTATGAAAAGTGTAGTGGCAGACCCCGAAACGTCCGTATTTTGTACACGATACGAGACGGTTGGCGGATCTATCTTCAGGTTCATTTCATATTCACACGACCTTGTTATCAGTGGTGAAACCTATGTGGCGAATCCGTTCTATCAACCTACGGATATAACCTCGTCGGCTGACCTATCCCCAGCAGTTCACGATGCTGAGGGCTATTTCGCGGCTGCGGGTATAACAAGAGATCAATTAATTTCAGGGCTTTTAGATAACGCCCGCGTCTTCACGTTTAAAACGTCTTGGGCCAACCCCGTAGTGGATGAAGAGAAAGTTTCTTTAACCATTATGGGTAAGGGCAGGCTAGAAGATGACCGATACGTTATTGAGCAAATGGATCAAGCCGATGCGCTGAATCAGCGTACAGGCTCAACCGTTATAGCTAAATGCCCTTATGTCTTTTGTGATGAAACCCTAGACGGCGACATTATCGCCTCAGATCGTTCTCGTTGCACTGGCAAAAGGTCAGCCCCAGACGGGCCAAGCCTCGCCGATTATACCGTTACCGGAACAGTCACCAGTGTGACGTCTCAAGCGGTGTGGGCCGACTCTGGCAGGTCGGAGGCGGTGGACTACTTCAAGTATGGCTCTGTTCTCTGGCTGACAGGAAATAACGCGGGCCTTCGATCATTCGAGATTAAATCTTCCTTAGCTGATGGAACCATAGAAACCCACCAAGCCGCGCATTACACCATTGAAGTTGGAGATACCTATAAAGCCCACAGGGGTTGCGATCATGACAGGGATGGCGACTGCTCTCAAACCTACGACAACGCCATTAACTACGGCGGTTATCCCGATTTAATTACTGAGGAGGCTTACACCTATGTCGGAAAGGGTGAATAGCATTCTGGCGATAGCGAGGGAGTGCCTTGGTACGCCTTTCGTTCACCAAGGTAGGGACAGTGTAAAAGGGATAGATTGTGCCGGCCATTTGGCTCATATCTTTAAGCGCAAAAACCTCAATTACAACGAGAGAAAAGCGTACCCGCGCATCCCTTTTGGTGGTGCGATAGAGAAGAATTTAGACAGTCAGCCCCACCTTAAAAGAATCCACAGATCAGAACTATCCCCCGGCGATGTCATTGTTTTTCGTATTGAAACATCCCCCCAACATATCGGTATTTATACCGGTAAAAACATTATTCATGCCTGCTCTACCGTCAAGCGAGTCGTTGAAGTGCCTTTTAAACCCTGGAAGCCCCAATTGAAGCTTGTTTATAGGATAGTCGAATGAGTGACGGCCAGTTAATAGGCGGGGCTGTTGGTGCTGCTGTTGGTTTTGTTGCTACAGGAGGGAATCCTGGGGGCGCATTAAAGGGAGCAGCTTACGGAGCTTCTATCGGTGGGGCGCTAGATCCACCACCTGGGCCTGACCTCGTTGGCCCAAGACTGGACGACACAAGGGCCCAAACGTCTACCTATGGCTCTGGCATTGCCTCGCTAGACGGAACACAGGGTATTTCTGGCACGGTTTGTTGGGTTGAGAATGGCAAGATAAAAGAAACCCGTGTCGAGGAAGATGCGGGGGGTAAGGGTGGCTCAAGCCAAACCAGTGTCACGTTTAAATACACTGCTACTTTCATGGTGTTGTTAACAGATCACCAAATTAAAGGGATAGGCAGGTTGTGGCTTCTATCTGATCTTGTTGCTAATACGCTCACGGAAGATTTTGAAACGGCCATTGCAACGGGAGAAGTTTACCCAACGTTTGCCCTGCAAAGTGATACAGGGCTATTAAAGGCCAGCTTAGATCAAAATCCAACCGGGGGGACGGTTCGCCTTTACCCTGGTTATGACGATCAACCGCAAGACCCCAGGATGGTGGCAGATTTAGGCGTAGATAAATGCCCTGCCTATCGTGGCCGATCCTATTTAATGTTTTATGATTGGCCGCTTGATGATTTTAATAACTCCCTTGCTGGCCTTCAGGTTAAAGCCGAGGTTATCGCCGACTCAGGTGATAATTCCGCTGTTTTATTAAGCAAACAGACTATTCCACTGCCTAATGATAATGATTGTTACGCTCGGTATCTAACTCCGGAGACAGTAGTTTTTGAACAGTGGAATGGAGTTGATGCCTATAGGTCATGGGAGGTGGGGATAGACCACTATTTTTCCTTCGTGCAGCCCGTTGGCAGCGGTAATAATAACGCGGCAGGGGTCACTGATGTTCCCATCTTCCCCATTGACGAGAGCTACTTTCCTAGTCCATTTGAAGTTGCTAACTACCCTAGCGGTGACATTGTAGTAAAGAACGGTGTTTACTATGGGGTTAGGTATAGCTCAGACAGGATATACAGAGAATCCCAGTATGTTGAGCCTGGTTTTCAGGTTCACTCTATTGCTGTCGATGACTCCGGTAATCTTTATGGTGTTGGAGAAAACACGGTAAAAATCTATGATGAAGATTTAACCGAAATAGCTTCTATCTCTTTTAATATTTCCGGCCAAAGCTACCACGGCGACAATGTTAGGGTAAGGTGGGATAACGGCTTTTTATACTTCTGCTTTGGCCTCAACTTTATTAACAGTATTTACATCGCCCCCGATGACCTCTCTTATGTTTCTGAAAAAATTTCTTTGCCCTCGTTAGGTGGAGCAATTGACAATGAAGCTCAGATCAATATTAGTCGAGGCATAGCCACACGTTTCGGCAAAGACAACAATCTTGATGAGGCATACGTAGAGCGTTACAAGCTGCCTGCTATTGGTTTAGATGGCCCATCCCTAGAATCGGTGGTTAGACGAAGATCCGAGAAGTCACAACTTATACAGCCAGGGGATTTAGATTTAACCGCACTAGCCTCTGACGTAGTGGATGGTTATACCACGGTTGGCCTTCATTCTATCCGGTCTCAAATAGCTCCATTAAGGAGCGCCTATGGGTTTGATCTGATTAATAGCGGCTACCAACTGAAAGCCGTCAAGCGTGGCGGCAGCTCGGTGATGACCATTGATTGGGATGATTTGGACGCAAGGCCGTTCGGTAGCTCGCCTGGGACGGCGTTACCTTTTACAAGAGAAATGGATTCCCAGCTCCCTCGTAAAATGATTGTTAATTTTGTTGATTCTGGGCGCAACTATAATAATAACTCTGAACCATCACACGAAAGGATTTCATCTGAAGCGGTCAATATCGAAGACTATGAAATACCTTTAGTCTTAACCCCTGACCATGCTGCCAACATTGCACAGACAGAATTCGAGCGCAGATGGTTAGAGCGTTATGACTTCCCCCTCTGGAAGCTACCCCAAACCTATCAAGCTTTAGAGCCTGCTGACGCTGTTACATTACTAACACCCTGGGCAACGTATGAATTCAGAATTACCCAGATTAACTATCTTGCGGATGGTCGGTTAGAGATTAGCTCTAAACTGAACGGCCCCGCTTTATATAATCCTAACGCAGAGGGTGGAACCACAATACAAGGCGATACCACTATTGCGTTTGCCGGGACTTCCGTCCTTCACTTATTAGATATTCCACTGATTCGGGACGCTGATAACGTCCCCGGTTTTGGTGGTGCTGTATCTGGTAGAACCGCAGGATGGCCTGGTGGTGTTATTGCCCGATCCGTCGATAGCGGCCAAACATGGAAATCAATCCAAGGTTATGCCAATCCGGTGACGATGGGCGTATGCCGTGATCCTTTGGGCGAGCATGACGGCTTAACCATCGACAGGACTAGCGAGCTAACGATAGATTTCTATAGTTCATCCATGTCTATTTCTTCTATTACAGAAGCACAGATGATGACCGGAAAGAACTGGTTTGCCTACGGCGCACATGGGCGATGGGAAATAGGTCGGCTAGTGAATGCCGTAACCAATAGCGATGGGTCGGCTACTGTCTCAACCCTTGCTAGAGGGCTTCAAAATTCAGCCCGATACTCAGGCTTACACGAAGTAGGGGATGTGTTTGTATTCCTTTCTGACGCTGATGCTGCGTTTATGGCTGCAAACGTCTCAGATATAGGCGTAGAGCGTTTATATAGAGCTATAACCCAAGGCAAGGGCATTAATAGTGCCACAGATAACTCTTTTATCTACACAGGGGAAAACCTGAAGCCTTATAACTTGGTTAATTTGGGTGGTAGCAAATCGGGCGATGATTGGGTATTCACGGCTGATAGACGATCTCGGCTAAGTGATAATTGGCTTGTCACAGGCGTAGAGCCGCCTGTCGGAGAAACGACAGAAGCCTATGAATGGGATATTATCTCTGAAGGATCAGCGGTTAGAACACTAACCTCGTCATCTCCAACGGTAACCTATACTGGCGCTCAGCAGACAGAAGACTTTAGCCTGTTAAAAACATCCGTAGGCTACCGAGTTTATCAAATGTCTGACACGGTGGGTCGAGGCTATCCTGCGGAAACCGTAGTTTCTGAAGGCCCAATTCTCGCCGACAATCACCCAGACCTTATCGCATTTTATGACTTTAATGATATTACTAGCGGGTCGCTTATTGACCGATCCACAAATGGGAATGATGCTGTCTTAGCAGGGTCGCCACCACAAGAAGCAGGCCATCTTGCCAGCGCGGTGGTCTTTGAAGGCTCCCCAGACTCGGCAAATATCGGCGGCATCCTGCCTAATGACGATTTTGCCGTGTCTTTCTGGATGAAGGTAAGCAGCGCCCCTGGAACGGCCGACATCATTGTTTCCAGAGGCGCATCAGGGGAGTCGCAAGCCACTAATATCAACTGGCTTGAGATACGAGGAGATACAGGGAACTTTGGCGCATTTACTGAGACAGGCGGCGGCACAAACCACTCTTATGATTTCGGAAGCGGCCCGGATTATGACGGCAGCTTTCACCACTATATTTACCAGTTGGATGGGGGCGACGCTTCTATTTATAAGGATGGCGCTCTTTTGGCTGGGCCAACGGCCATAACTGTATCAGATACAACCTCAACAAGTGGGCGTATAGGCCGTAAGCCGGACGCTTCGAGCAACTACCTTCACGCATCTCTCGACCAGATGAGAATATTTGATCGAGTTCTTTCTGCCTCAGAAATCACAGAATTAGCAGGTGAATAATGACAACAACCACTCATTTAGAAATAACTGAATTAGAGCAGTCTCAAATTAACGCCTATCTCACGGTAAACGAGGCTGTAAAGATATTGGAAAGATCCTCTTGTGGCCGAATTACTGTAGATTTTCAGTCTGATGCGAACTTAACCCTTGATACAGATACCACAGCAGGGACAGAGCAGTGGCGCGACTGCATTATTACCATCACAGACTCTGGGGGGGTTCTAACTACGGGTAGGGATCTAATATTTCCAGATGAAGAAGGTCCCATCTATACAATATATAACGACGCGGCTCAGACCGTTACAGCTAAGCTGTCAGGCCAAACAGGTGTGGCTATTAGCGCCAGTGGTTCAGGTAGGTATCTTAACCGTGGTGGTGATATGGTCGCAGCGCCTTAGGGTTCTATCCATTATTCACTCCTTAGTTATCTCTGGGTAAGGGTTAAAAGCCGAAATTATCATCGAGCAGCTTCATAGCTTTCTTCCATTTTTCAGTTGGTATGCAAATCATGTGGGGCGTGTGGTGGTCGTAAGAACTTTCCTGCAATATTTTTATTGCCTTGAATTCAGCCCCTGCTTTTCTACCTTTGTTAAAAACCATTTCAATAGCAGACAAAGTTCCTCCTTCAGCATCTAGCGCCGCTGCCCACTCCTGGCTACCATCAGATTCAAACCACCACTTTCTAAAGTTGTTCGTCATCATGTCCACCAGCTCATCCTTCTTGTTTTCAAGCCGCTCTATCGGGTCTTCTGTCCAATAGCCCATACATATCTCCAATGGTTAATAAAAACTGTACTAGGGGTTCGTCGCGCCAATGGCAGCAATGATAAAGAAGCAGCCCATAGGTAAAGAAAAAAGACTAATAACAAGAGACTTTTTATCTTTTGATGTCAGATAGCGCTCCGTGAACGCACCGCAATAGAACATAAATAAAACACCCATACTTAACATAAATGTCGTCATTTTCTATCTCCACTCTCTGTACTGCGCGTATAAGGTTGGGGGTTAGGGTTCATGGGCTAGATTCAAAAGACAGAATTGCTTTGCCTATGATTTCTGGCAACTGTGGCACTACGGCATTGCCGAGTGATTTAATTCTGTCCACCCTTCGGGGAACCCCATTAGCCACTCGACAAATACTGGGTTCAACTGCCCAGACACCTCTATCCCCTCTGTTTTGGCTATATGCTCTGGCAACCTGACTCCTCTGGATGATTCCAGGGCTCGCTTTTTTACTGCCGCCAAAGTCGGTGCCCCCTTGTAGTCTGTCGCTGTCGGAGTTGGGAACATTTTTGCGTAAGCTACGAGATTTCTGTGCCCTTGGCTGCCGACTACTTCCTTGTTGCCTGTCGCTCTTGTTGGGGTAGGCCACAATCCAGATCCTATCTCGGTGATGGTGCGCGCCAATTTCGGAAGCTGGTATGCAGTGCCATTCAACGTCATACCCGATCTCGGCCAGGTCTCCGAGAACTTTTCCAAACCATTCGCCATTTTCTCCACTAATGAGAGCTGTGACGTTCTCCATGATTGCGTAGGCTGGTCGTATCTCGCTAATAATTCTGGCAAGCTCTGTCCACAAACCTGATCTTTCACCTTCAATTCCGGCCTGCTTTCCTGCGACTGAAATATCCTGGCAGGGGAATCCTCCGGTAATAACGTCAACTGATATTCCGTCTTTTCTAAGCTGCTCACCTGTCACCTTCTTCACATCGTTATAAACCGGCACATCGGGCCAATGTTTTTTCAGTACTTGTTGGCAGAAAGGCTCAATCTCGCAAAAAGCAACGGTTTTCATTCCTGCCCGTTCTAGCCCAAGAGAAAACCCACCAATACCGCTGAACAAATCAAGAACATTCATAGGCGAGGCCATTTCTCCGGGTAATATACAGTTGGCAAGTTATTGATAGTTTGAAGAAGCGTATTACCCGAAACAGGGGTTTAGCTCCCATAGATAAAGGATGGTTGTGCGGATTGTGATTCCGGGGTTCTCTTTTTATATCAAGAAGATGGGGCGTGTACTCTAAACACTGGGGGTGTAGTGGTCGTCGGTTCAAATCCGGCCGCCCCGACCAATTTCTAGTACCTGTGGCGCTAGTAGTCACTAACGGTACAAAAACCGTACAAAAACTAAGCGTACAATAACTCACTTCGACAGCCTCATAGTCACTGACTGGTAGGGTAGCTCGTCTGCATTTTGATAATCAATCGTTGTTGATTCCTGCTCGTGGGCCATTAAGTCTTTAATTTCTCCAGTGGTATATCCTTCGCCTTTATAGAGTGTTGCTGAAAGGCCGCGAACCTCGTGGAAAGATGTCCCCTCTATCCCACAAGAATCCATAACCTCCCGAAACATTCTTGATAATCTGTCCGGTGTCACTTGGTACAGATGGGCCTTGTCCTCATTCCACACGCGACGCCTTGGCTCGTGAGAGATCACAAAAGGGCAGCGTTTGTGCTGTAGAGATAGCTCCCTGGCTCGATCAATTTGACGTTTCAGAATCGGGTGGTCTTTCAGTTTCCAGGACAACCTGGCGGCTCTCGCGCTACCTTTCTGTGCTTCTGACTTACTAACAACCAGCCTGAGCTCCCCATCAACAATGTCTGTCCATCTTAGCCCGCATATATCAGCCTCTCTAAGTGTGGTATATCGGCTTATTTCCATTGCTATCTGAAGACACTCATAACCAAAATCTTCGGCCGCGTTGTAGATTTTCCTGTAGCCTGCTTGAGTTAGTGCTTTGCGTTGTTTTTTTGGCTTCTGCTTTGGTAGTAATCTTGGTTTGTCGTCTGCTGTGGTGAAGGGGTTATATTTCAGCTTTGCCGCCAACCCTTGTCCCATTAGCCAGTTAAAAAACCGTCTAAATTCTGCCATTCTTAGCTTTTGTTGGTGGTAGGTAAGCCCATCCCACCACGCCAAAATAGTATCTCTTGTGATGCGGCCGATAACCGGAAAGGTCTCAGCAAATTGATTTAAAGCATAAGCCCTGTTTTTCCAGCTCTGCTTGTACTTCAGCTCTGGATTAATCTTTTCCTGATACGCAATGTAGAGCGGCACATGATAGGCAAGACTGTCTCTCTGGGGGATTCTGGTTGCCACAGGCAGGTCTTTACCGCGAAGGCTATTAGCCTCATCAGCCATATTATTGGCAAGGTCTACGGCTGCTGCTGTAAACGTCTTAAAGGTGCCATCTGGCCTGCGGTAGCGGTAATAACCACTCCGGCCTTTTGGGTCTTTGTAGAGGTTGTCAGCCAGTGGAATGCCATCTACTAATCGGGTTTTCTTTGGTCTCATAGTGGCCATTTGTAATCTACCCTGTAAGTAATGACAAGCCTGAATTGTTATTTGTCTCGCGCATATCATCGTTTGCAGCGAACCAATTCAGGTCTATATAAGGCTTTCCGTCTATCATTTTCCCCTTCACAACACCTCGGCCTATCCAGTCTGTCCAAGCAGACAAAGAGGGGGCGCATCCTTTCTCGAAGAACTCCCGGTTTGCCTTTGTGTGAGGGGCCAGCTTCATATCTCTTCTATCAATCTATTGTCAGTAACTATCAGTTTGATAATTTAGGGGTACGTTAAAATTCTACCCGGCATGTTTGAGGCCATATCATTGCCCCAGGCGTACCATCCGCGTCTACCGTCAATGGGTTGATGGTTCACAACGCCTCGGTAAGAGTCATAGCGTCCAGCTCGGTAAAGCTCGGCCTGATACTCGATAAATACACCGCACTGAAATGAGCCAGCAAAGATGAACCCGCACATATCAGGATTTGGCCTGTACACCCTCGGCTCTTGCATAAACCTAGTGAGTTCGTTTTTACGCTTTCTGGCCTCGTGGAATCTGTCGATCTGTTCCTGGGTGCCATATTTGTAGAGATATTTGTAGTGTTCCATTTTGGTGCTCTACTTCTAGTGATACGGTTAACTACTTGTTATATTTACAAAAGCCCCGCATCTCTAAGCATGTCTTCTGTAGGGTCTGGCGATTGATACATATCACCTTCATCACCATTCGGGCAGCAAGTTCCGTTTGTTGCAACTGCTGAACCCCAGTCTTCATCCGATCCGTGTGGTATATCTTCAATAGGCAAGCAGCGCCCATCTTTATCTGTGGGATTTCCGCACCAACCGCATCGAAAATATAACAAGGGTTTCAACGCGGACTCGTCATTCTTCGCTTCGCTCATCATTCCTCTCCGGTTAAACCAGCGTTAGGCGCTTACCTTTGTATAATGCGCTTCCAAGACATCTGCACTACACCACCGAAAACCAGATTTGAACCAGCTTCCTTGCAGCTCAACCCTAGGCCCAAAAATGCTGTCGGTTCGTTTAACGCAGGTTACTTGGGCAACCTTGCTCGGGTTGCTATTCTGGCTCCATTTGTCACCTGGCTCTATGTCTTCATATTCCAGCATTCTCAATACCTCGCGCCTAACAAATATAGGTTTCGGAACGCTTCGCGTCCGCAACTAACTGGGTTATGCGCTAGGCTCAATACAGATGATCTCAGCCTTAACGAGCATGTCTTTAAGAAAGTCGTCACCTCGATCCTCATCATCTGTACACCCCAGCGTGTTGCCTTCGTGGTTCGTCATCTCAATCATAGGAGTTTGCCCATCAAGCTCTAATGCGTCATAAGCATTGGCGATTGCACAATCAATTACGGATAAGCCTGTACAGTTTCCGCCAACTGTAGATTCAACAACTGTGGAGTACTCCCACTGCTGAAAAGTAAGCTGCACTTTTTGTTTTGCCATTCTTCCGCTACAAGTCAAATTTGGGTCGTAGTTCATGTTCATCCCCTGCGCCTAGCGCATAACAAGTTATTCAAATCTGACGCTCCCTGCGGGTCGCGCCGCTTAACAATTGGGTTATAAACCCACAATTTTTAGCAGCCTTGCTGTTAAACTCGGCTCAAAATAACGCCCGTTTTTGCCGCACCCTCCAGTGTCCCTCTCTCTACTAGCCACAGTATCGAAGCCATATATTGGCCTGCCCGTCACAAGTTCGTATGAAAGAAGTTCATTTTTATGTCTAGTGCAAAACGTGTCTGATGTTAGGTGTTTACAGCGAACGCAAGGGTTTATAACAAGGGTTTGAACTTCGCTCCCTTCAGTCGCCGGACTCGTCATTTCATTCGCTTCACTCATTACATTCCTCTCCGGTTAAAGCTGTGGTTATAACTCGAAAACCTCTGTTTCGTTTTTGTATTGCGCAGGCTTATCTTCATTGCCTCCGTATGTAAACTCTAATCCGTCCTTTCTCGCAAGGTCACCAACATGGCACACACCCCACTCCCAGCAGTCGGCCATGTCTGGCTCGTGTTCTCGCATCATTTCCAATTCTGCCGCCATCAACTCATTCAAGGCTGATTTGTATCTTTCTGTTAAAACAAGGTTTTCTGTATCGTACTTGGCCACAATTAAACTCCTAAAAAAGTTATAACAAAGCAAATCACTTTGACTCGCTACACTTCGTTTCGCTCTCGCGTGTTTGCGGGGTTATTCCTCAACTACAAACATCTGCTCACAGCTAAAGGTTAAAATGCCGTGGGTGAAACGGCCTTTATCTTGACACTGGCTAACAATCTCTTGCTTGCCCCTATCTTTAATGCTTTCTATGCCTGGATCACTACAGGCTGATAGAAATAGGGCTGTTAGTATTAATATATGTTTCATGTTATCTCCAAGCTCTCGCGCTTAACTCTAAAGCTGCTTTCTGCTTATCTATCGTTGCTTTATCAGGAAGGTAGTGACCCAAATCTTCATCGGTCACAGCTCCCTTGTTAATTGCGCCTACTTTATGGAGCGCAGTTCTGACGGTGTTACTGCTAACCTCTAACCTTTTGGATAGATCACCTATGGTTAGACTCTCTCCAGTAACATCAGAGAAATAGGAGCCGATGTATTTAAGTGTTATTGGGTTGGTCATGGGGTCTCCTTGTTGTTGCACTTAAAGCATGTTTTTATCGAGGTTTTCATGCCGCCTCCTAGCTAAAAGGTATGTCATCATCGAAGCTATCAAACCCGCTGCCAGTATCATGCCCACCACTAGGCTGGTTCTGCGGTGGCGGGGCTGGATGTGGGCTGCTAGAGGACGGTTCTTTTGCGCCAACAAGGTCGATGGTGCCAACATTCACCTTTAGAGCTGAGTGTTTTTGTCCGTCCTTCTCCCACTCGTCCAAGGATATTTCGCCAGATATGGCAACCTTCTGCCCTTTAACCAGGTATTGAGGTAAGCCACCTTCAGCACGCTTGCCAAATATTGCACACCTAGCCCAAGTGGTTTTTTGCTTGTCGCCAAACCCGCTAGTTGTTGCCACTGAGAATTGGCAGACTGTTGTGCCATTTGGCAAGGCTTTTGTTTCAGCATCTTTGCCAAGGTTTCCGATAAAATTCCAATTGTTCATATTTATGCTGCCTTTTTAATTAGCTGTCCCATGTTTTGGGCTGTTTTATTCCCAAGCAATTTAGCGAGATATTGCTTTTCGTAATTTTCTAATTCTGATGTAGCCTCTTTCAGCCCTAGACTATCCTCATCTGCCATCATTGTTTCGATGTCCGACAATAAGCTTTGCCATTTATTGCCGCCTTCTGCCTGCAATGTTCTGACCATTTGTTTCCCTGAAGATGTCGCACCCTTGTCAAACGAATTAAACAGGCTTGTTTGCGCGTCATCGCCAACCATGCCAAGAAAAGCAGCTATACCCAGCGCGTCCCCTTGGGAGATAAGTGTGTCAAATATAGCTTTTTGCTGATCGGTGTAGGCGGCAGGAACAGCCTCAATTCTGGCTTCGTCATTCTCGCCAGTTTCTATTGATAACACTTTCAGTAAGGCGTTCTTTGTCGCGTAGGAGAGAGCTTTGCCGGGAGCCTTATCGCCCTCATCGTTAGCATGAGCTTCAACGATAATAGCTAGAGCATCTTGCGGGTCTTTCTCGTTCAAAAAGGCCACCTTATACCTAGCCTCATAACGAATGATCGGCGTGCCGCCCTTTGTTTTTGTGCCAGTATCAGCAACAGCGGATGACTCAAGGCTGGGGCATACTAAAATACCCTGACAGACTAGATGATCCCTGACCATCGCAGTAACCATGTCGTGTGTAACTGCCTTATATCGGTTGTTGACCACGGCATCCTTTTTGATGTACTCAATGTTTTTTCTAACCTCGTTGAGTTTTTCTAAAATGTTCATGTCACACCTCAAAATGGTTTTTTGTCGAATGGCGAATGGAAATACCACCACCACTTTAGTTTTCTTAATAGAGACTTCATTTCTATCTCCTATAGGGTGGAAGTGGCGGGGCGAGTATTCGCGCTCTAGCACTCCATTTCCCACGCTTCGCTGCTAGCACTTCCATAAACTGTTTACGCTATACCGTCATAGCTAGGACGCTTTGCTTGTTATATCGGTTAGGCCGCGCATGTGATTCACTGCTGAGTGAAAAGCTTCATTCCACGATCCGCCCTCTATGATGTAACGGCGACCAAGAAAACTACCCTCAGCTATCCAATAACCTTGCTCTGTTTTGTAAATGCTCATAGCCAATCTCTCCAGTTGTCATCGACATATTCATCAACAGAGTCTTTTAAATGCTGCTCTGACATATCCCTGATAATTCGGCCTAGCTCTGCATCATCTTTAGTGATAATTAAGGTAGCCAACTGATTCGCCAAATGGTTATCAAAGTTGTTTATACGAATACCTATAGACTTTCGCTCTAATTCTGTTTTGCCGAGCATTGAGCTAGGAAACGGATACTTGATAGCGTTAGGGCCAATGCTTTCCCAAAGGTTGTCTGGATCGGCTAACAGCGTTTCTAGACGCTGCTGCTTCATTGCCTCATGAGCCGCTGAACCCTTAAAGGCTTTCCACTGCTTTTGTAGTTCTGTTTGTCTGGATTCGTGGTTGTTAAGTGCTGCTATATTTGCGCCCATTTCCCCATCTCCGTTTAGGTTGGTATGGGGTAACAATACAAAGTTAATTTGTATATGTCAACAAACTAATTTGTTTTTTGTTGTGGTAAATTTGTTTTTTATTTTGACTCTCAATTCGCAGGGAAGGGTGAATGAAATATTTATTGGTCGCAGGAGCGTTGTTGCTTTTGATCGGATGTGTTAACTCCACCCAAGGAACGAGCATGGCCAAATATGCGAAAAGTTGCAAAGTAGCGCAATGGAGAAGCCCTGTGATTGTAGAGCTGATAGGTGATTGGTCGATTGCCACTTGCTATGATCAGAAATATCACTTGTTCTCTAGCGGCGTTCTTCAGAGGTCGCTGGAAGAAGGGGAGGCCATAGCAATGATGGAAGACAGTCAGTGCGTGCGTTATGGTGCCACAAGAGGTACACAACCTTACATTAATTGCAGGGTTTCTTTGGCCCAAGTTAGAGCGCAGAGGGAGATAGCTTCCGCCCAGCAACAGCAGGCCGCAGTGCAAAATCTCTTGCTGTATGGGCAGCTTCTTCAGCAGGCCAGCCCTCCAGCTCAGAGGATAAACATGAGCTGTACATCAACGACATCAGGAAGTATAACTTCCTATAGCTGTCACTGAGTTGTGCTTGACATACCTTGGATCGCTTTGTGCGAGATCATTTGTTTTTTAAGCAATCCAAATACATAAAAGCGAGCTTTCGGTCTTTGGACTTAAGTTCGCCGATTAAGCGTATTAGTGTTCCTTCTGAATAGATGTTCTCCCTCAAATACCAATCTGCTGACATTCTCAGCTCATCACAAAGGATATTGACCTCGTTGATGTCCGGTTCTGTCTCGTTTCTTTCCAGCGCTCCTAATCTTGCGTAAGGAATTTCTTTATTCTTATCTGCCAGGTAATCGCATAACTGCTTTACTTGTGTCATGGAGAATGATATTTTTATTGGTTTTATCATGCCTGCTTTATATTTTTCTATTAACTGTTGAACAAGCAGGCATAAAGGTCTAATTATAACAGGCTGATGTTGTAAACGATGGATTGGTCATGGAAGAAAATAAGAAAATTAAAGAGGCGGAAAAGATTGCCGACCTGCTGACAGATAAAGAGATATTATTAGTAATGCGGTTTATGTCTGAGATTAAATCTAACGCTGGTCGCGCTTCCAGAGAAGAAATTGAATATAGTCCTTTACAAGCTTCAAATCCTCCTCGTTCAACGAAGCATAACTCTCAATTTAGTTTGTTGACAAGAACAAATTAAATTTGTAGTCTTGCCCTATGAGTGGATTGAAGTTAGCGATTAAAAAAGCAGGGTCACAGGCAAAGTTAGCAGCTTTATTGCCTGGTGATGTTAAGCAGCAGCATGTCTCTTATTGGTTACAGAACCGCGTTCCCGCGCAGTACTGCAAGCCTATACATCAGATAACAGGTGTTCCTCTTGAGGATCTTCGCCCCGATGTCTTTGGAGATGTTGCCGCCTAGAGCCTTTCAATCACTTGTTTAGCCATTTTGGTTGCCATCCTCTTCCAAGCTGGAATTGCACTAGACAGGTGATTAAAACGCTTTAGCCCTTAAATGGGTTTTTATTTAAGTAGTAAGGCGTAAGCAAACGTTAGCAAACGAGAGCAAACACATGCAGAAATCATTGCCATTAATAGGCTGCATTAATAATGAAATGCGTGAAATGCCGTATGAGGAGATAGCCCACCTGCCTACGGAGCAAGCGGCTTTTCGCTATTGCATTCGTTACGCGAGGGTACATAGGACGCAAGAGGTCATTGCACAGCTAATCAGTGCCGACGAACCAAAGCCGTTAAAAAAGGGTGAGCTGAACTGCATGTTAAATGCAGACAACAACGACCGCCCCAAGTACATGAGCCGAACTCGTCAAATCAAATTACAAAAGATATGTGGTAATACCGCTATTGACCAATGGGCCGACCTATATGAAAAAGGCTTACTGGTATGTCAAAAATCAGTGGCTCAACGGCTTGCAGAATTAGAAGCAGAGCGAGCGCAATTGCTCGGAACAGGATAACTCTCCCTCCACTTAACCGCCTTCGGGCGGTATTTTTTTATAGGTGATTTATGAGACATGGAGAATTACAGGACTGGTATATGAATTTTAAACGTATGGCTGTATGGGTTGTTGTGGGGTTTGTGCTGCTGGTGTTGATTGCGCTATGAGCTGGACAGAATACGAGCGAGAAAAAGCAAAAATAGAACGTTTGAATTTATCTTATGGCGAATATCAAAAAGCAATAAGAAAGCTGCTGAAAAGGCTTAAGCTATGAAGTGGTTTAAGCATGACGCAAACGCCCACACCGATGACAAGTTGCAAACAATACTGATGCGCTACGGAGCTGAAGGTTATGCCTTGTATTGGTATTGCATTGAACTTATCGCTGCAAGGGTGGCCCCTGACAATATCTCATTTGAATTAAAGCATGATGCTGAAGTGATTGGCTACCACTTAAAAATAGACACGTTGCGCGTAGAAAAGATCATGGTAGACATGATAAACCTGGGTTTATTTGAGTGTTCAGGCGACAGAATAACCTGCCTAAAACTAGCAAAACGCCTCGATAACACGATGACACAAAACAAGGAAATTAAAGAAACTTTAAGTAACTTTAAGAAACTTGCACCAGAAGAGAAGAGAAGAGAAGAGATAAGAAAAGAAAACACAAAGACTATAACCCAGTCTCCCAAATGTCCTTATCAGGACATTGTGAATGTTTATCACGAAACATTACCTGAATTGCCAGAAGTCAAAGTCTTATCTGATAAACGGAAAACATATCTCAAGGCACGATGGTTAGGCTCTGATGCTGCCCAGGAGGTTGGGTGGTGGAAATCTTATTTTCAAAAGGTTTCACAATCTGATTTTTTGATGGGCAGAACAGATAACAAGTTTCAGGCTAATTTTGAATGGCTGATAACCGAAAGTAATTTTATCAAGGTGCTGGAAGGTAATTATGAGCGCGGCTGAACAAAATGTTATTGGGGGGTTGATGTTGCTGGGAGACTTGTCCGGCGATACAGCGCAAAAAGTCATTGGGATGCTGTCGCCTTCATCGTTTTCCGATGTTGATTTGGGTATAGCGTTTGAGTCCATTACCCGGCTGGCTGAAAGAAACGGCAGGGCAGACCTATTCACCGTAGACGCTGAAAGCAAACACGACAATCGTTATCGCCCCGAAATCATGGATTACCTGGCCAGCGTTTCAGCAGGGGTTCCAAGTTCGGCCAATATTGTTAGCTATGCCGAGCTGGTTAGATCGGAGTCTGTTGAGCGTTCTGCGGTTTCAACTCTGAATAATGCCATCGCAACGATTACCGACAAATCACAAGGCGATATTTACCAAAGGCTAGGTTTGGCCGAGTCGCAAATATCCGCTATTCAAGATCGTGCAATTAGAAACAATACCCAAGGTTTGAGACATATCAAGGATGTTGGAAAAGACTGGCTGGCAGAGGTTGAAAACAGGCTTGAAGGTAAAACGCGCGGGTTCACTTTGGGCATTGATGCGCTTGATCGGATGCTATATCCAAAACGTGTTCCTGCTGGCTCTTTGGTTGTTGTTGGTGCTAGGCCAAAGATGGGCAAAACAGCACTACTTACCCATATAGCCCTTCACTACGCTTTAGAGCGAAAAGAGGCTGTGGCGGTGTTTAGTCTGGAAATGCCAGAGGCGCAAATCTATGAACGCATGATGGTCAACCAATCTCACGTTAACCCAGAGATATTTTATCGAGCTGCAAAGGATGCCGATGATTGGGCTGCCGTTTGTGATGCGGCAGGCGGGTTTAATCAATCACAGCTCCATATTGACGATACGCCCGGTATACGCATTGCCCATGTTTTGAGGGAGGCGAGAAAGCTCAACAGAAAAAACAAGGTTGGCTTGGTTGCGGTTGATTATTTAACCCTGATGGAAGCAAGCGGGGCAGAGCGTAACGATATTGGTTATGGGCAGATTACTAAGGCATTAAAAAACTTAGCCAAAGAATTGAATTGCGTTGTCTTGTTGTTAAGCCAGCTGAACAGATCGCTTGAATCCCGAACGTGTAAGCGGCCATTACCCTCTGATTCAAGAGACACAGGACAGATAGAGCAGGATTGTGACTTGTGGGTTGGGCTTTACAGAGAGGGCGCTTATAACGTCACGCCAAATGAAGAGCTAACAGAAGCCATTGTTAGGCTTAACCGGCATGGCAATACAGGAACGGTTTATTTTGATTTGGTTGATGGCACCGTTAGAGAGGCAGATCAAGATGCGGCAAGGGCTGCAATTGATACGCCGCAAAAAGTTAAAAATCTTAATTACTAGGGGGGTCGGATGACGGCAGAGATAAAAGATCACAAAAAGGTTTCGGCTGTCCGTAGGCTGCTGTCCAGGCAGTTTCCTAAAAGCCCTGGCGGTAGGCTTATGTGCGCGGTCGTATGTCAAGCAATATCAGATGCTTTTGATCCAAGGCTTTATACACCCAACCCTAGCGCAAGGCCACAAACGATAAACGAAACAAAGTCGTCGGAGGCATCTGCCCATAGATATTTATGTGGGGATATGTATCACGCGAATCTCGCCGGCGTAGAGCCCGAATGGATCAGGATGGTGATTAAAAGAGCAGGGTTTGTTTTAGAGCAAAACAAGGTGGCAGCGTGAATGGAAAAGCAAGGGCCGAAAAAGCTGAAGTCAATACAAATGGCTATACCGAACAAGAAAAATTCGACGCATTCGCAAGATGGGCTGGAGGCTTGGAAGCCTTTTGCCAACCCTCAGATGCCGATAAGCCAGCAGTCAGCAATAGAACTGGACTTCGAGATAGTGAAGATCATCAAGAAAAATAAGGGGTGGTGAAATGAGTCAAGAAAGTGGTGGCATTGGGGTGTTTGGGCTTCTTGGTGTTTTGTTCGTCGGGCTAAAGCTTGGCGGCATTATTTCTTGGTCATGGTGGTGGGTGACAGCCCCATTTTGGGGTGGGTTTGTTCTGGCTGTTGTAATCCTTTTTGTCCTTGTGGCTGTTGCTCTTGCCTCTGACAAGCGAAAGTGGTGGTGAAATGATTACTTTTTCAGTGGCAATGATGGTCATGGTTCCGAACGCGATTTTAGCGTGGAAGGGTGCCGAGATGGAGACAAAAATCCCTGGGGCATTGTTTTTAATGACCGGAATTCTTGATGTGATGGCAGTTGCTTTGCTGGCGGGCAGTTTTAGTTGAAAGCCATCTTTAGGCGTGAAGGAAATAGTTTAGTTCCGGCTTGCCAGAATGCCGTGAAAGTGTTGGCTCAGGTGGGTGAAAGAAACGAGGCTTTGCTTGATTACAAGAAAGGTCGTAGCGCAGCAAACCATCGCCGCTTTTTTGCCTTTATAAACCTAGCGTTTTCCATGCAAGAGCAGTTCGATGATGACCAGGTTTTTCGCAAGTATTTAGAAATGTGTGGGGGTCATTATGACGAGGTTATTTCACCCAAAACAGGCGAGAAGATATTTATTGCTAAAACAATCAATTGGGATGAGTTAGACGACGAGAACTTATTCAATGAGTTATTTGGCCGTGTTGTACAGGCGTTTATTGACCGCTACGGGCAAGGTATTACCAAAGAGCAGTTAGACATGGTTGTTGAGTTTTAACGTAGTTAGAAAAGAAACAATCGTAGCTATACAGGCTACAAGGGGTAGGTATGACGGTTGAAGAGTTGAGTGATGAAAAAGCCAAAGCCGAGCGTGAGATTGAAAGCATTCTTTATACGTTTACTGCAAAGACGGGAGCGGAGATAAGAATGATTAGTGGCTCCGCTAGTGAGAATGGTGGGATTGGCGGTGGCGACCACTGGGAAGCCTGGTGCAGGATCACCCTGGATATTTAATGAAAGGACGGCGACCAAATGCGGAAGAACGGCGATGGCTTGCGAGTATTTGCGAGCTTGGCTGCATTGTTTGTAGAAAGGAGTTTGGCTTGTTTACTGAGGCCAGCCCCCACCACATTGATGGCAAAACTAAACCTGGGGCGCACCTTAAAACGATTCCTTTGTGTGGCAGGCACCACCAAATACCTGGGGACGGTTATAAAACAAGACACGCTAACAAAACAGCGTTTGAGAAAGCCTACGGCACTGAGTATGAACTGTTGCTAGAAGTGGTGGAGCTGTTGGCATGAGGTGGGCTGCGAGAACTGATGGGAATCAATCAGACTTGATTAAGGAGCTTAGGAAAATAGGGGCTGATGTTGCTGATACATCTAGATTAGGAGGCGGCTTTCCTGATCTGGTGGTCGGGTATCGTGGTACAAACTATTTGATTGAGGTGAAAGACCCAAAACAAAAGCCCAGCGACAGAAAATTAACGCCGAAAGAGAAAGATTTCTTTGACAGGTGGGGAAGTGGCCCCTGTTTTGTTGTTGAAACGCTGGACGGCTTTTTAGAGCTAGCCAAACACCATGAAAAGAGGGTTGTATGAGGGAACACCTAATGATCCCTGACTGCCAGGTAAAGCCTGGAGTGCCCACCGACCATTTAGGCTGGATAGGGCAATACATCGTTGATAAGAAGCCTGACGTGGTTATCAATATCGGTGACTTTGCTGATATGCCCTCACTGTCTAGTTATGACAAAGGTAGGAGGTCAGCAGAAGGGCGGAGGATTAGAGAGGATTTAAACGCAGCCTATACCGCTATGGGCGAACTGATGAAGCCTTTGAAGGATTACAACGCCAAAAAGATCAGATTCAAAGAAAAGCAATATAAACCAGAGCTACATTTTACGCTTGGCAACCATGAGGACAGAATAAGCAGGGCGGCTGAAAATGATGCCGCGCTTGATGGGTTTTTGAATCTCCAAGAGCTTCATTACGAGAACTTTGGGTGGACAATTCATCCCTTTGAATCTATAGCCCACATAGATGGAATAGCCTATTCCCACTACTTTTATAACCCGATGACTGGTCGTCCGTATGGTGGCCAGAACATTAAAACGCGCCTCAATAATATTGGTTTCAGCTTTAGCATGGGCCACCAACAGGGCTATGACTCAGGTCAGAAATACCTCAACAACGGTAAGAACATTCGTGGCTTGGTTGCTGGCTCCTGTTACCTTCACGACGAGGATTATAAAGGCCCACAGGCTAACGGCCACTGGCGCGGAATCATTTACAAGCATGAAGTGTTTGACGGCACTTATGACTTGATGGAGGTCTCCCTAGATTTCCTTTGCAGAAAGTACAACGACATCCGGAAGGGTATGAGGGTTTGGGAATATATGAAGATTAAATATCCAGATCTATATCGAGAGTCGGCATGGTTGAATTGGCAAGAGAAGCGTTTTAATTCATTGGGGGCGGGGTAATGACGGCTAAAGGGTGTGGCGACATTGATTATAGCTATTTTTGTACCAGTGGGCCTGAAATAGAGTCTGATCCAACAGGTAAAAACCCTCATACCCCAGGGGCCAAAATGGATTCTGGTAAGGCTCCAATATTTCGCGGGGTGCTTAATTATTTCCCTCTAGCTATTGCTGCTGTGGCAGAAGTCTCTGAGGTTGGGGCCAAGAAATACGCATGGAAAGGTTGGGAGTCTGTGCCTGATGGGTTCGAGCGTTACTCAGATGCTATGGGCCGCCATATTCTTGAAGAGGCTTTTGGTGATTTTGATGACGGGGTGAACGGAACCGGCTGTTTACACGCTGCTCAAGTGGCGTGGAACGCTTTAGCTAGGTTGGAGTTGAAACTTAGAAGAGGTGATGACGATGGATGAGCCGGATAAGTGTGTACTGATCAATCTGGTTGATGCTGCATTGGCCCATGAGGGTATGGATGAGCACCTATACAGTGCTTTACGGGCCGCAAATGACTCTATGACACCACAAGCGGCTGAATATGTAGAGGGGCAATATCAGAGAATTCTGGTCAAAATAGCCAAGCTGCAAGAGCCTCCAGATGAGTATCAGTTGGGCCTTCTCCACCCAGAGCTTAAAGAGATAAATGATGGCCCAATCTGAAGCAGGCAAAGGCCCAGAACGCAGGCCTACAAATGAAGTCAATGTTAGAAAATACTGGCCTTGGGAGGACAGCCCCTGCCCAGAATGCGGCGATATTAAATGCCCAAAGGTTAGATTTAAATCGTTAGCTTGTCCCAATACATAGGCGGTGCTGTGAACGAATATACCAAATTTGATATACCCCTCCGAAGTTGTAGGCAGTTATGGCACCTAAACACCTATACGGCAACGCCGGACAAGGGCATGGTATTTGTGCAGACTTCAGGGGGTAGAAAGTATTCCCCTAAATATGAGTCTGGCCTTAAAGCGGCTATAGACTCACTGAAGCCCGAAAAAGAACACTTGTGGAGGTATGGGCATTACCTTTGGTCAGCAGAGCTAGAGTTAGACAAGGTAAAGGACAGGATGTACGGAGCCTATCTATTTTGCATGATCGGCTTGGAACTGGAAAAATTAGACAGGCCGAAAGAGTGGAAAATTAAGACAAGGCTGATTATTAAGCCAGCCTTACAGGAGTCGAGACACCTAAAGCCGCCTGATATGTCGGTAAGTAGAAACGACCTATACACCAAGGCGCAAAAGGAGGCGTTTGGTAAGGTGGGGGTAGGTAATTATGATAAATCGTTAGCAGATAAATGGGATTGGATAGCGGGGCTTTTGGATGATTGGGAAAGGCTTGCTTTGGTGCCGGTGGCCGAATGGATGAACCAGAAAGAAGATGCCAATAATGGCGCATAAACAACAGATAACTGTATTTTTGGCCAGCGTTGTCTATTTATACACACTGTATAGACATCCATACGAGAATATGCCACAATATCCCTAGTGTCGAATTCCGAGCACGAAACTAAGCCAGCCTAGAGCTGGTTTTTTTGTGTGAGTAGAAAAAGGGTGAGCATGAGAAAGCGTCCACTGTTTGAGCGAGTAAGAAATTATCTTCAACATGGCAATCCTTATGCGACAAGAATATTGATTCATCCTTCAGACGCAAATGAATTCTTGCCAGAATGCGAGTGCAAAAGCACTGTAACTGGCGAAGTGTTACCCGTAGTAATTATGGGTAGCTAAAGACTCACCACCCGCCTAACGGCAACTCCCCCTCAGCCCCTTGTATTTTTACTTGGGGCTTTTTATTTCTAAGGATAAAGCATGGATGTAGGTCATGAGCAGACAGTAATAGCGGCTGGCCATAAAGCAGCGCAATTAGGCGGCGGCTTGGCCGTTGGTTCTGGCTTTGCTCAGTGGGTTAGTGAGAACCATGACCTCTTGGCTGGAATTGGGATATTGGTTGGTATTGCTGTTGGTGTTGCCGGTCTTTATATCCAATACCATTTTCAAAAGAAGCGCGATAAACGCGAAAGACTTCTACATAAGCACTTAATGAAAGATGGCTAGATTCAGCCAGAAGTCACAAGACAGGCTTGATACCTGTCACACAGATTTAATTGTTCTGTTTGAAGAAGTGGTAAAGCATTTTGATTGTACTGTTATCTGTGGTCACAGAGCAGAGCAAGAGCAAATGGCCGCTTACCTAGAGGGCAATACGCAAACCAAGTGGCCGGATTCAAGGCACAACATAGAGCCCTCTATGGCGGCTGATGTTGCGCCGTGGCCTATAAATTGGAATGACCGTGAACGATTCACTTTGTTTGCCGGTTATGTCCTGGGTATAGCTTCAGCCCTTAAATCTCAAGGGCGTATGTCCTACTCCATTAGATGGGGTGGCGATTGGAATAGTAATACGCAGGTTTCCGATAATAAATTCGATGACTTGATTCATTTTGAGCTGAGGGGAGGTTGATGAATGCCAGTAGCAGCTATTCACCTTCATGGCTACAACGTCGAAGATTATAGAGAAACGATTGGTCAGTTAGATCAAGAGTTTAAAAACGCTGATGTTGAGTCGGTTGTTATTGTTTACCACGCCGACCATGCAAGAGAAGCAAGGCAGAAAAACCCCGATGTGGCCAGAAGGCTTGCAACACGTATTCAGTTCTATCGAGATCGCGGCTATACCGTCATTGTTTCAGCACATTCAAACGGTAACGCCATTTTACGGCTTGCCTTCGATCTATATGACACATCACCAGATATAGCGGTATGTATTCAGCCAGCACTTCCATCAACCATGCACCCTTCACCAGGGGCAAAGCACGTTTCCGTGTACTGGAACCCTGATGATCGGGTGGTGAAGTTGGGGCGCATTTTAACCTGGATCACAAAACTTATTTCTAACCAGTGGGCCGCAGAAAGAAATTGGGGCCAGATGGGGGCAACGGGTTATGAAGGCGCAAATCCTAATGTGGACAACATTAATACATTGGACGCTTTCCATGACCGTAGAGCTTCTGGGCATAGCGGCATATTTGATCGCAAAGCCTCTGGCTACTGGATGAACTACATCTTTAAAACCTCTTATTTAAGGGCTTTAGCAATATGCGATTAATCTTTTTACTCTTTTTGGCGCTACCCGTATTTGCACATCAATATACATCCTTGGATGATTTGGTGGTTGATGTTTGCGGTGTTCATAGTTTCGATAAATGCTCTGACCCTGTTGTTGATAGCGACGGCGACGGCACCCCAGATGATATAGATGAGTGCCCCAACGATGCCACTAATACCTGTAACGATCCTGTAGATACAGATGGCGATGGTTTTCCTGATGACACTGACGAATGCCCTAATGATCCGACTAATACGTGCAATGATCCCGTTGACCCGCCCGCAGGCGGACACGTTATTGTTAATGCCCCTGTTGGCGTTTGGGGTGAGATTCCAGATACCAAGCTAATAGATTTAGTGCCACAGGAAGCGCAGGATTCTCCCTATCGCTATCTAGGTAGTGCAAAGTCTATTTTAACGGCATGGAATGGCGCATCGTGGGATGAAGCTCGCAGTGAAATGCACGTTATCGCCAGTGGCGGTCATGCTGATTATTGCGGAAATCAACACTTTAAGTTTGATGTTGATGATGTCGCATGGGCTCTCATAAGACCGCATTCTCAGTTCGATATTAATGTTCCGGGCCAAAGCTATCAGGAAATGTTTGAGGATGGCACAACTCCAGACGGCAACCCTATTGCAAGGCATACTTGGGGTGGCACAACTTATGCGCCCAATGTCGACAAGCATTACGTTTTTCCGGGCTCTAATTGTAGTGGCGCTGGAGGAAGCGATAATCGTGTATGGTCGGCTGACCCAATAACAGGGGAAACCCAGCTAGTTAGCAACGAATATAGCGGCGCACGAAATCAAGGCATTTATGACTCTGTAACCGGCAAGTTGTTTGTGGCCAATTATGGGCGCGTTTATTCGCTTGACCCAGCTACTAATGTAATTGCTACAGAGAAACCTTTGGGCGGTGCCGAAAGCCCTTGGCGTAGTGATTTATTGGGTGTGGCAATTGATCCAGACCGCAGAACCATTATCTATGCTGGTGGTAATAAATTTTACAGCTTTAATATCGACACCAAAGTGTTTACCAAACATACGGATATTTCATTAGGTATCGGTAATTGCTATGGCCCCGGACTTACCTTCGTCGAATCACAAGATAAATACTTAGCTTGGTGCGGTGGTAATTCACTGTACTGGTTAGACCCTGTTACGTTTGAAGAGACGGAGCAGGTTGTGACGGGTTCGGCTCCAGTTAAGGCTTCAAACGGTATGTTTGGGCGCTTTGAATATTCTGAAAAATATAATGCAATCATTGTTCCTGATTCGGTTTATACGGATGTTAAATACCTAAAGTTTTAGGGGGCGAGACACCAGTTGTTGTCGTCCCTCAACCAGAGCCAGAGCCGGTATCTGTAACGCCTCCGGTTAAGCCTGAATTCGATATTCTGCCAAGATATAACGACTATGATGGCGAGACCAACAGAACGCTTTTGTTGACGCTTGATAGCTCTCCCGGTGATCGCCATGAAATTGGATTGTTTACGGAATGGGCCTCAGAGTGTATAGCAACGGGTAGGGCGTGTGATCATGTTATTGCACAGGCTGACAATCTATTAGGTGCACCGTGGTGCGATCTTGTCGGTATTTACAAAAGGAAATGGGCAGGCGGTGAGTATGGCCTATCGTTTGAGCATACCCCCAACGCATATTTTCTGGCTTATCTGCTAACGAACGACCCCAAGTACATTAAGCCGATGGAATGTCAGTGGAAAACACGGCAAGAACTTGGTTATAAGGGCGTTAATGATCCTCACCACTGGTTAAATGGTCGTGATCTTGCTTGGGTGCTTAGAAACCTTGGTGAGCTGGCATATCTAGAACGTGAAGGGCTGATAACCAACTCTGTGCTTAACGACCCTGATATGCCTTACCGTGATGTAGGGAAAAAGATAGAAACCAGCATTGCAGCACAGGTGGTAAGCCCCAATCCTAATTTATACCGGGATGCGTTAGAGGCTACACGGTTAAGAATGTTAGACCGAATTACCCCAGATCAAGAAGAATTCAGGTCATTAAGTTGGCGTGTTGATGGTTTCAATGCGTGGATGGAAGCATTCATAGGTATGACCATCAATCATTTGATTCAGCTAGGGTTTGAGGAATGGCGACCACTAGCCGAGTGGCACTTCCAGCACTTGGTGAAGCGGTGTGGTGGCGAGTGGCCTATGAAGTATTGCTCTGCGGACTATGTGAAGGATTTAGAGGGTAAAACGTGGGCAGAGGCGCAAGCCTTTACACCATTAAGAATGGAAGCCATCACAGATTATCCCGACGACCAAATGACTCCAAACGTCCTTAATGGCCAGCGATTGACTTACGGTGTTCGCAGAAGCTACTTATTAGCTTGGGCCAAGATTGCAAGGCAAAACAATATATCTGGCGCTTCTGATTTGGTGCAAAAAATGCAACCACTCATCGACGAAATGGGCGACAAGGTATATCACAAGGCTAATTTTCAGTAATGGTTGACCAGGTAAGGGTGGCTGTTAGTACAGCAGCAAGCGGAACTTGGGATATTGACGCTGGAGGCACAGAAGAACCTGTAGCTGCCCAGTTTTATGTCACCAGGGCTATTGCTGATGACACGATAGCCTCAGATGGTGTTCTTGGTTGGGGTGTTACAGACGGAACTAATCAGAACTGTTTGTCTGTCGCTCATGAGGATGCTCAAGGCTCGTCCGATACAGCCAGAAGGAGAAGTACGACTCGGTGTATTGCGTTACATAACGTTGCTTCTGCGTTTGATTTTGAGTTTAGTTTTAACTCTTGGATAACCGGCGGAGTGCGTCTTAACATTGATAGTGCTGCCCCGTCTGGATTCCTGCTGACTGTGATATTTTTCTATTCAGATGATGTTTCTGATGTATCTGTCCAAAGTATCGGATTGGGGAGTACTACATCGGCTGTTGATTATACTGGATTGAGTTTTGAGCCAGATGTTATTTTTACTGGCCACATTTACACATCAGGTACGGGTAACAGCGTTCACTCGCCATTAGGTTTAGGTGTTGTTTATAACGATGACTCAGCAACACCTACACAGAAGTCTATGGCTATTTGTGGTGATGACGGCACTTCTTCTGGTGGTGATCAAAATACCTACATAGATAATAACTCTGGGTTGTGTGCAACGCTATTGGGGTCTATGCGCTGGGAGCTGACTTTCAGTGATATAGACTCAACAGGATTCACGCACACTTGCAGCGCTAGCACTTCCACCGAAATGCACGTTTTGTGTATGAAGCTGGCCGCTGGGGTTAGTTTTAGTCTGTTTGATATGAACTTTCCGGCTTCAGGCAATTATGCTGAAACCACGCCAGGTTTTGAGCCTGATTTTGGCAGTATTTACAGTTTAGTTGGCCCGACAGGGTACAACTCCTTTAGCGAATCTACATCAAATGCGGCTTTAAGTGTTGCTTCATTTGATGGCACCAACATATACACAAATACAATTACAGACCACGACGGCCAAGACCCAACGGTTTGTAAGTCGCTTAGTTCTGATCAATTAAGAATATTAGATAGTGATGGCTCAACAGATGCTGTTTTAGCCTCTAGTTATGCTTTCGATGCTGATGGGTGGGATTTTACCTTAAGTACTAACCCAGCAGCAGCAGTTTATGGTTTTGGGTGGGCCCTCAAGGGTGCTGGTGGTGGGGCTACAGATATAACAATTCAAGATTCAACCCAGTCACAAGCGGTTGACAGTTTAACCCTAACTCAGTCTCACCAGCTTTCTATCAGTGGGTGTGGTCAGGCGATTAGTGTAGACAATTTATCTTTAGCGCAAGCGAGTACCTTGTCTATAAATGATTCTGGGCAATTGGTCTCGGTCGATAACGTGACGTTATCTCAGTCTGCATTGCTCACCGTTAATGACGCACTGCAAGTTGGCAATGTAGAAAATATTAACTTAACACAGGCTAATACGCTGTCTGTTCTTGATGCTCTGCATTCTGTGGTCGTTGATGGGATGTCACTAACACAGAGTCATCAGCTAATTGTAGATGACTCTACACACAGTAACGCCTCAGATAACGTTGTTTTACAAGCCGCAGGGGTGCTGTCTGTAGCTGATGCACTACAGCAGGTATCAACGGGAAGTGTCGTTTTATCGCAAGCAAATATCCTTGTGGTTGACGGTTCAGCCAGCTCTCAGTCGGCAGACAATTTAACCCTTAGTGATGCCGTTCAATTGTCCATCCAAGACGTGGGTCAATCTTTATCTGTGGATAATATTGTTCTGTCGGCTTCAGATGTTCTTGCTGTACTAGATGCGGCTCAAGCGGCCTCTGTTGATCCAGTTGCCTTAGTTCAGTCTGGATCGTTGGTTGTTTCTGATTCACTGCATACCCAATTAGTAGATGCTATCTCACTCGTATTACCGGGATCAACAGTTATTCCTGGAGCAAGAGTGTGTGTGGTGGAGAATGCTGGAAGGCAAATAGTTGTTATTAATTCAAGTCGAACGCTAGCCGTTCATTAAGCGAGGTTGATATGAAAGTAAAGATTCTATCGGAGTCTATCAAACATGAAATTGATGGCGTTCTCCAAGTCTTTAATAAAGATGAGATCAGAAGCGTGCCCAATAATGTGGGCGAATATTTCTGTCAGTTAGGGTGGGCAGAGGATACGTCTGGTCAAATCAAAACAGGTGAACGCAGCACGACTAATCGCGTCAATCTGAGAGTAGACAGCGCAAATACATCTGTGGAGGTGACTAATGGGTAAGGTAGCCAGTGACGGGTTTATTGATGGAGGGCTTAATGCTATTGATGGCAGCACGCGCCTAGCTGTACTTCCTTCAGAGCCAGCCAATATAGCCGCTATTACAGCCAACTTATTAGCCTCTGTGGTCACGGACGGGTCAGATTTCACCAAGGCTAACGGTGATACCAGTGGCAGGAAGGTTACAGTAGCCACCCAGGTGGATATGAGTATAGGCAGTGACGGTACTGCCACACACGTTTCTATTGATGACGGTACAGACTTCTATGTAACTACCTGTACATCTCAAGGGCTAACGTCGGGCGGCACAGTAACAACCCCTGCTTGGGACATTGAGATAGCAGATCCAATCTAATGAGTGTAAGCACTGTAACACTTACCCCTAATGCAGTATTTGCACGAGTAGTCACACTCTACAAAGGCGGAGCTGTATTCGATATGACCGGGGCAGTATGCAAGGCCCGTGTGGTAGAGCATGACAGAACGTCAGCACTCTCTTCTGAGGTCAGTATTAGCAGCGCATTAACAGGAGCAGACTGGTCAGCATCCAAGGTGGCAATCGTTCTACCAGCAGCGTCCACAGCAAGTATAGCTCAGCAAGGAGCAGCAAGAGTAGAGATTAAGGTCACACAGGACGGGATAGATGACCACTGGTGGTTCTATGTTGATTTAGCTACGGGGCATACCACATGAGAAAAAGGTACTCCCAGAGCAATGAATTATACGGGTCTGCTGCTCGCGAGTTTTTCGCAAAGGTTTGCACCTATAAGGGGTTGACGCAAATAGGATTTTTACCGGCTCGTTGAAATGATCAAAGGTTTGGATGATAAAGCAACGCAAGCAGGGTTCGCAAGACTAGTTGGAACCAGCAGGCAGAGCATCAGCAAGCGCTTCTCTGAGGGTGAATTTGTTGAGGGGGAGACCTATCAACAATGGCTCACTGTTTATATCGAGCGCTTAAGAGATGAAGCTGCCGGCAGATCTGATAAAGAGCTTGCGGCTATTCGGGCTAGAAAAGAGTTGGCCCAAGCTCGCAGAGAAGAGCTAGAGCTTTCCAAAGAATACAAGCTGGTAGTTGAGGCCATCGACCTGGAGCCTGCATTGGTTTCTTTAGTCAAGGATATTCAGTCGCTTGTTATGGAGGCTGGAAACAAATCACTTCAAGCAATCGAGTCAAAACATAGCATTAGATTAGATGACGAACTCATTCTCGGACACCTTCGAGCTGCCCTCGGAAATATCGCGGGCGGCGCGGATCAACTTATCGCAACTAATACAGAAAGCCCTTGTGCATCTGTGTCCGCCGCCATTACTTCCAACGGCTGAGTGGATAGAACAAAACGTAAAACTACCTTCTGAAAATAGCGATACCCCTGGGGATTTTGACTTCTACTACGTCCCTCACATGCTGGGCGTGTGTGCAGCTTTTGATTCTGATGAAGTAACAGACGTTTATTGTATGAAGTCTGCCCAAGTGGGATGGACAACCATACTCATAGGCTATCTTCTCAGTCGAATAGCTCAGAACCCGTCAGCGATGATAGGCATGTTCTCTGCAGAGAAAGCAGCAAGAGAATTTAGCATTGAAAAGCTGAAGACTTATGTTGAAGGCTGCTCTGCCCTAGCTGGAAAGATGGATGTTTCCTCTACCCGGCAAACAGGGAACGGTGTTTTAAATCGCAACTTTCCTGGCGGTTTTATGAAGCTGATCGGGTCGAACGCGGTTCGTTCTGCGAAATCTACCCCGGCCCCAGTATTGTTTGTCGAAGAGCCGGATGACGCTGCGGAAAACATGCAGGGCCAAGGCGATTCCGTCACCATCCTGTATGAACGCTGCAAGGGGTTCAGAAACTACACAAGGATATTAGGCGGCACACCTTCGATAGATAATTTTAGCCGCGTTCAAGATCGCATGAAGATGAGCGATATGTGTGTCCTGCCCGTCACTTGTCACGAATGCGAAGATGATCATGTCTTGGATTTTGCCAATGTTAACTGGCTACATGCAGAAGAGGGCACAGAGGCACACGAGATATACGGCTCTGCCCAACCTGAAACATCAGTTTATACCTGTCCGTTTTGTGGTTCCGCATGGAACGATAACCGGCGGAAAGCAAACATACGCGATACCGTATTTAAAGCCCGCGCTGCGGGGGATGAGTTCTGCGGATGGAAGCAAACCAGAAAGACCAACGGAAAGATTAAAGGCTTCTCAGGTTTAGGTGAGTTGTACAACTGCCTTAATAGCTCCTCTCTTGAGGACATGGTTTCTAAGTACTTAGAGGCAGAGCATTACGCCAGCATTGGTGATGAAACAAAAAGAATATCTTTTGTTAATAATCAGCTTGGGCTGCCATATAGATACGATGATGGAAGGGCAGACGCGGATCACTTCCGAGAGTTTGCCAAGTCAGACCCGGAATCTCAAAGAGATGAATTCACTTGCCCTAAAGATGGGCCGCTTCTGACCATCGGTATAGACGT